GTGTAGATACAAGTGGCTCTGAAATAGTAGGTACTTATGCTGGTACAGCTAGAAATGTAGCTACGCTTAAAGCTGGTATGTTATCTAAGACTAATGAACACGTTGCTAGTAGACACGCTGTAATAGATTGGTATTGGACACGAGCAGCTAAAGGCGGTACAGCAGTACCATCAAATATAGCTACTTACGCTACAGCTTTGTATAGTGAACACGAAACTATTAAGACTGCTATTGCAAATTGTAGTGATTTAGCAGCAGTTATAGCTTATGAGAATAAACCTCATACAGAAACTAGAAAAGTTAAACATACTGCTGAAAATGGTACAGAAACATATGGGCCAGAAACAACAACAAGAACTAGACATATTGATATGTGTACACACTTTAGTGTTAATCCTGCTGATGCAGTAGACCTAGCATTTGTGAGTTTAGTAGCTGATTAATGAAAGCAAAACTAATTGCAATATTAATTGTATTAGTATTTCTTGTAGGATTTGCTAATGCAGCCGATCCTATAGTTACTCAAAGCACAAGCAACAGCACAGTTACAAGTTCAAGTACCGCTAAATCAACAGTAAGAACTAATCCGCCTAGTGCAATTAGTCCAAGCATAAATGTTAGTAACTCAGACTTATGTGCTATTGGCGTAAGCGGTGCAGTACAAACACAAATCATTGGAATCTCAACAGGACAAGCATACAGGGATGCTAACTGCGAGAGATTAAAGATAGCAAAGGTTTTGTATGACATGGGCATGAAAGTAGCAGCAGTAAGTGTTTTATGTGGTGATTATAGGGTGTGGGAGGCAATGACTTTGCGAGCTGGAACGCCTTGTCCGTATGAAGGTGAAATAGGCAATGAGGCTAAAGATTTATGGAAATTAAATAAGCATGAGATACCGAAACAAGAAAATCTCAAAACAATGGACAGAGGCGAGTTCCTCCATACTCTTGTTAGTGGCATTATGGGTGTGCTTCTTCTTGCCATTCTCGTCATCTAAGGCAGCAGAAATTGAAGAAGTTTTTATTGGTGATGATGGTTGGGTAGAAGTACCGTTAGATTTTACATTTCCTTTTTATGGAAATAGTTATGTTACTAGCTTTATGTTCAGCAATGGTGTTGTGGGTTTCCTTGATCCTAATGATGTTCCTGGTACTGGTTATATACATGATGGTTTGTGTTGCGATGGACAGAATTTTGCTGGTGGTGCGACAGGTGTAAGGTTTAATTACACAATTATGCCCTGGCACACAGATTTAATAGATACAGGTGCAGGTCGTTTTTATACGCAAGGTGATACTACATACCAAAAGTATATGTGGGAAAACATAGCTGAGTATAACAATGCAAATACTGAAAACAGTTTTGATTTAACTATCTACCCTTTGGGTAATATAGCAATGAATTACACTGAGATGGAAATTAACAATCACTCAGTAACAGTAGCGACAGTAGGTGATTTAAGTGCAGGTGAGTATAAGCAATGGTTCTACAATCATCCAACAGATGGTGCAATATATTGGAACAATCAAGAAGATGACCCAATAGCAATTGCAGAAGGACAAAGCATATGCAGTGTAGTACCAGACAGTCACATTAGTTGTTTGTATTACCCAGAAACTTATGCGAGTGCTTTTTATGATCAACAATGTAGTATTAGTAGCTTGTATGATTCTGGTTGTCCTGGTTATAGTGGGGCTTATATTGACCAACAATGCGGTTTAGATAGTTTATGGAGTATGGCTTGTCCTAACTTTGAAACTGCCTACTTAGATCAACAATGTGAGACTAATCCAATTTACTCTATTTATTGTTCTGGTTATGAAGATGCAGTAATAGAAGATGAAAGGCAGCAAGTAGAGATAGAAGAGATATTTATACCGCCTCCTCCAGAAACTTATGTTGAGTTTGATATACCAGAAATTGCCTTTGAAGTATTTATTGAATCATACGGAATAGACTTAATAGAAATTGAAATGGAAGAGTTTACCCAGCAAGAAATAATTGCTGAGATAGAGGCAGAGATAGAAGCATTTTTAGAGCCTATCCCAGAAGTTGAACCAGAACCTATGGAGGAACTTAATGAGCCAGAGCCAGAAGAAGATTCCGTACCAGAAGAACAAGAGACAGAAGAGTCAGAACCAGAGGAAATAGATGAGCCTATTGAGGAGGAGGAATCTGAGGAACTTGCAAACGAAGAATCTGAGGAATCTACAGAGGAGTCGCAGGAAGTTGAAGAAGTAATGGTTGCTAAAGTTGAGCCTAAAAAAATTACAAAAAAAGAAAAAACAGATTCTAAAAGAGACAAGATGAAAGAAATTATTACTAATAAACTTAACAACTTAGCAAAAGAAATGGGCGCTGCGGTTAGTTTAGAAGAACAAAAGAATTTACAAAGTTACATACTTGCTTTACTTAACTTTAATGCTGGATTTAATGACTACAAAGGCTCTCTAGTTGATGGTACTTTTTATAAAGATAAGGACATATACTTGGATAAAACAATACCAGAAAACCAAAGAGGACTAAGAAACGGTTTGGCTAATGAAATACTTCATAACAAAATGGTTGATCTTCAATGGCAGAGGTAGAGTACGGAGGAGTTAAAGTAGGTGGGAGCAAACTACTTTTAATAATACCTTTACTTAGTATGCTTGGTGGTGGTGCTTGGGCAGGCTTTGAGTTATACAATGAGTTTAGAGTTTTAAAGCAAACAGTTACTAAGTATCAGCCACCAGACATATCTGGTATTGAGCAAAAGATAGCAGTATTACAAGAGACTTTAGTAAGTGTAAGTGAGTCTGTAGAACTAGCAAAAGATTACACCAGGACTATTAAGAATGATCTTAAAGACGACTTGGCAAGACAAGAAAAATTAATGGATAGATTAGAAGGAAAAGTCAATGAGTCACAAGACAAGATAGACGAGACAATTGACAAGGCTGGTGAAAGATTTGATGCCAGAAGAGATGCTCTTTATTCTGATACAGATCGTAAGATTAAAGAGTTAGAAGATAGGCTTGGAAGCAAACTGCAAAGAGCTTTAGATAACCCACTAGCAAACTAGGAGACTACTATGATGAAGAAAAAAAGAAAATTACCACCTAAAAAACGCGGGTACTAATAATGAAAGGTGTAAAGCATTATAAAAAAGATGGATCAGAACACAAAGGTAATAGCCATAAGATGCAAGATGGCACTTTACATTCTGGTGCATCACACACTAAATCAAGCATAAAACTTTTTCATTATGGTGAATTAAATAAAACATCACAAACCAAAGCTAAAACTTCTTGGGGCAATTAATGGATGAAAACTTGAGCAGGATGCAACTACAACTAGACAAACATACTGGACAAATATCAAAACTTTTTAGTAAGGTTGACGACACTAATTTATGTATACAAAAAATCAATATGTCTTTACTACAAATTAAGTATGGAATCTATGGCGCATTAGGTTGGTATGTAATTACACAAGTAGGAATTATTGAAGCATTTAAGGTAGCACTATGATAGGATTTTTAACAAATTTAGCACCAATGGAATCTTATTTACTTCTGTTGAGTTTATCGTGATAGGATTTTTAACAAACATAGCCCCTATAGCATTAGGATTTATTGGTAAATTGTTTGCTCTCAAAAGTCAAGCAGCAGCAGAAAACCAAAAGCTAATGATTCAAAACTTACAAGCTCGTAACGATTCTATTAATCAAGCTAGAGATCGAGCAGATAAAGAAAGCCCAATGGCAGCTATGAACCGAAGAGTCATTATATTAGTAATACTTGCTTTAATTATATTTACACAAGTAGCACCAGTAATCTTTGATGTTCCAACTGTAATACCTACAGTAACAGAAGGCTTTAGTTTCTTTGGTATTCAATTTTCACCTGACATAGTAGAGTATGTGACTATACAAGCAGGCTCGGTATTAAAAATGGATGAAATATTTGGATGGGCAACCATGATTATTGAATTTTATTTTGGCGCTCAACTTGCAAAGGGGAAATAAATGACTTATAGAGAATTAATTAACGAAGTATTAATAAGGTTAAGAGAAGATACAATTCTTACTGATTGGTCTGGCAACATTAACGACAGCACTACGGTAACTGAATACCAAAAAGTAGTTGGTGCTATGATTAATGATTCAAAGCGAACTATAGAAAATTTCCATGACTGGTTAGTGCTTAGAGAAACAGTTAATATTTCTACTGTAAATGGCACTAAAAATTATAATTTATCTTCAGGTCAAGAGTTAAAAATAATAGACTCTATAAACAACGCTACAGGCACACAATTAACTCAAGTAAGCCGATCATACCTAAACAAACAAAAATACCCAACAGACCCTACTGGTGAGCCTCTGTATTATGGTTTTAATGGTGCAGATACCTCAAACAATTTAAAAATAGATTTGTCGCCAGTTCCTATTACTGCTGAAACTATTTCGTTTGATATTGTAAAAGCACAAGGTGAACTAACAGCAGCAGCTACAGTTATTAAAGTTCCACAAAAACCTGTGGTTCTTGGAGCATGGGCAAGAGCAATTTCAGAGCGTGGTGAAGATGGCGGAACTCAAACTACTATTGTTGCTGAAGAAGCAATGCAAGCACTTAAACAAGCAATTATGCTCGATAGTGGCAACACACAATACGAAACTCAATGGTATGTTGAATAATGAGTAAGCAATTATCATATCAACCCTTAACTGAAATAGGACTTAACGGTCTTAATACGCAAAGTAACCCTGCGACTTTAGACACATCATTTTTAACGAAAGCTGAGAATGTTGTTATTAGAGAGTCTGGGCGTATTGCATTTAGAAAAGGCTTTAAACAAAAAATTGCTCCAAGTGGCGCTGCAATAGGCTCACTTATAGAACATAACGATCAAGGCACTAACAAAATATTTGCTAGTCACGGAACTTCCATATACACAGTAGATTTTACTGATACCGATGCTGCATTTCCTAGTAGCGGTGCAAATGTAAAAAGAACTGTCGCCAATACAACAGGTGATTGGCAATTTATTAACTTTAATAGAAGATTGCATTGCCTTCATGCTAACACCATACCGCAGCGATATGATGGTGCTGCTGATACTGGAGAGCGTTGGTCACAACATTACAATACAACTGCTATTAACAACGCCAGTAATATAACTAATAGTGCTACTACTATAATTGTAGACAGTACAGTAGGATTTCCACCAGAAGGAAAAATAATTATTGAAAGCGAAGTTCTTTCTTATACAAGTATTACAGCCACAACATTTGTAGGATTAACTAGAGGTGTAGGTTCTTCAAGTGCAGCAACACATAATGATAATGTCGCTGTTGCAACTTTCTCTGATCCTACTACAGTATCTAATGGTGAGTTTAAACCTAGCTGCGGAACTGGTTTTTATGGTCGTCTTTGGGTAGGCGGAGTTGCAGAGCAAAAAGATGTTTTATTCTACTCAAATTTATTAGATGGTGATGATTGGGTTGGCGGTGGCTTTATTGATTTAAAGTCTGTATGGGGTACAGATGACATTGTTGCTATAGAACCTTTTTTTGGTAAATTAGTTATCTTTGGTGAAAACAATATTGCAATCTATGACAGTCCAGCTATTATTGGAAGCATCGCTCTCAATGAAGTTATACAAGGTATTGGCTGCGTTAGTAGAGATTCAGTTCAGCACATTGGTGAAGATTTAGTATTTTTATCAAGTACAGGGTTGCGATCTTTAGGTCGTACTACTGAAAAAGATAAACTGCCTTTACAAGATTACTCAGTTAATATTAAAGACACTTTAATTAGAAATATAGGTCAGAACACTAATGTTAAAAGCGTGTATGTTGAAAACGAAGGCATCTATATTTTGTCTTTTCCAAGTTCTAACATTACTTATGTATTTGACTTTAAACATTTCACGCCTAATAACGCCCCACGAATTACAACCTGGACTTTTAATTTAGACAGAGAGCCAGCTAGTTTGGCTTATACCGTTTTATATGGTTTATTAATTGGACAAAAAGATGGCAGCATTGCTACTTACGATGGCTACTATGATGCAGATTTAGCAGCTAACGGCACAACAGTTACTAATGCACCATACACAAGCAGTATTGCAACAACCTGGGTTAATTTAGGACAGTCAGTAGCAGCTTCTTTATTAAAACGATTGTTCTTAGTTCTTGAAGGTGGCTCTGGTGCTAACTTAGGTTTAAAGTGGTATAAAGACTACAGTCCTACGCCAAGCAACACAACCCAAATTACTTTAAATCCAGTAACTACAGGATCAACTTCATTATGGGGTGCTTCTAGTTCTTTATATGGAGCAACATCAACTACCCATACTCATGTTGCAGCAACCCATCCTAGTTCATCTACATTTAAACCTGTATTTGGATTACATGAATATAAAACACCGCTTACAGGTTCGGCTAAAAATCTAAAAATAGAAATAGACATTACATCCAATGGGTTTGATGCTTCGTTACAAGACTTAACACTTCTTCATAAACAAGGAAAAATACGATGAGTAATTATACTATTGCAGTTGCATGGTCTGGCAAGGATGCTCTGGCTGACTCTGATGCAAATAAAGTAATATCTGGTGGAGACTTTAATACAGAGTTTTCAGCAGTACGAACAGCAGTAAACACCAAAGCAGATATTAACGGTAATGCTTCAGAAGCCTTTAGCGCCACAACAGCTAATGCTGGAACAAACACAACACAAGTAGCTACAACAGCTTTTGTTGGAGCAGCATTAACAGCAGCAACTATTAACGCCTTAGTATATCCAGTTGGCTCTATTTACTTTAATGCAGCAGTAGCCACTAATCCAGCAACACTTCTTGGATTTGGTACTTGGGCAGCTTATGGTGGCGGTAGAGTAATGGTAGGTGTCCATTCTAGCGGTACATTTGATGGTCTTAATGAAACAGGCGGACATGAAACACACACATTAAGCACCGCTGAATTACCTTCACACACTCATGTTGTAACGCACCCAAAGTCAAATACATCTGGAGGAGGTGGCCCAGTTCATCCT